TTAATACCATAAAGATGTCGTAAATGCGCTGGTATAGCATTCTTTCCAGGTTTCCCTTTCTTTGCTTTTCTCTTTTGTGGTTGTTGCCTTTGGTTATTGTTGACTGGAAAGCCACCAATTGTTGGTCCTCTGGCTGGTAGTTGAGCTTTGAATCTAGCTGGTTTTTCCCTCTTTGCATAACGTTCTGTTACTACTATAGACTGTCCTTTCGGTTTCCTTACTTTGACTGTTGGATCTAATGATGGTAATTGATTATACAAATCTACTGCTCCCTTGATAAGAGGCATTCCAGGTACTCCACATGTTGCTAGCATGTCTGCTATATTCTTTATCCAATCTCCACTTGCATTGTCCCTAACAGGAACTCCAGTTGGCAAATAAGCTGCTGCTCTCGCATACAGCTCTAATGCGCTTGGATCATATGCTGGGGATCTAGTCGTTAAAACAACTAAATCCAAATTGGTTTCATCTGGAAATCTCTCCAGAATATAGTGAACGACTAAAGTTAAAGTTGTTTCAGGTGATAAACCAGTAAAAAATGCACCACTTTGGTTAAAAGGTGATGCATAAGCTGCTTCTGTGTCAGAAGGAACAGTGAATAATGGAGCAGTTCCTACTGGAACTAAATCTGCCATATATGTATAGTTCGCTCCTGCTGCAGTTTTACTTCGAATTAACGGAAAAACTACTGAATTTCCTTCGTGTGGTTGAATCACTGGTGTTGCTAAAGTACAGACGCATAAGCATCCATCTTCTGCTTTCCATTCTTTCGAATCTAAAACATTTAACACATTTGAAATTTCATTTGGTGTATGAGCTGCTTCTTGATAATCAAAAGCTTTCGGAAATACTAACGCATTTGCCGAATCCATTGCGGTTCCAGTTCTAACTTCTGATGCTACTGTAGGGGCTCTGTAAACAGCCACTGCTCCTTGTTTAGTCAGTGCATTTGTAGTGTTATGAACTTCAAACCCTTTTGAAATAACTCGTGTTCGACCTTGAGCCCAATAAGAATCGGGAACAGGCACATGATTTACTGTGTTCTCATGATTTAACGGTTGACCTGATGTTCCGGCTCGAACATTTACTCCCCCACAGGAAACTCCTGGTCCTCCTTGCGCATTAAAGTCTGCACAAAAAGCCCCTGTTCCTGCAAGGTAAGGGTAGCCTAATTGATCTATACAAACATACTCGCTATCGAAAGCGTCTGAAAAGATTAAACAATCCCAGTTACCTGTTACAGCTGCTGGTTTTGCTACCGTTACTTGAAATTTCAATTTTTGGACTATTGAAGGTCCATTGACTGTGTCGGGGTAGCCCTCACAATCACGCGGTTCGTCTGGAAACGGATCTAAAGCTGACTTCATCCAGTCAGTTCCTGCCTTAGAAACTCCCACTTTCGAATCCATATTATCTATTCGTTTTTCTACTCTTGATGGCATTGCTTCCATTATGTATTTTGTTCCACCTTACATCCTCCATTTATACATAATGTCTCCTCTAAAAAAAATTAAAAAAGGGGAAAAGAAACTAAATCACTCCAGGTTTTAAAACTTTGGAATGCGGACTCTAATCCTAGATACCAAGCCAAAACGGCATCATATCCAGGGACTCCATGTTTCTTAAGCACAACGCACAACTCAGTCTGAGTAGCAAAAATAATAGCATAAACCGCTTCTAAAAAGATATTGTAAACTTCACGACCGTGACCGGCCGACATCATTAACAATGACAAAGATTTACTTATCTCTCCTTCCAGAGAAACTTTCTCACCTAAAAATAAAAAAGATTTTGCAATCCTTCCTAAGTCATATTTTGGAATCCAACCATATTCGGTTTGTTGGAATTGAAACCCCAAAAATGTTAATTCTGATAAGTTTGGTGTAATAACCAAAGGATCTAAATCATGACCATATAATTGAAATGTAGCTCTTATTTCCCGTTCTAATTCTTCATCAGAAACTGGTAGTTCGTCAGAACCTATCACATCATCTCCAAAACATGCTGCCTCAACTTTATCGAGCCAAGTTGCATCTCCTTTC